GTCCGCACAGCAGCTCATGCAGCTCAAGTCGCCTGTTTGCCATTGTAAACACCTCCCAGTGTCAGGATCAGCCGCGGATACTGGACTTCCACCTTGCTGATCTTCCATTTGGCGCCCATAAACGCAACATACCGCATGGAGTGGAAATTCGCATTGGCATACGGGTCTACCACAATGCTGATCTCATTGGCAACATTGATGTCGTCGTTCAGATCGCCGGAGTCCTGAAGCCGGCGCATATTCCGTGTCAGATCACCGTAGTAGCTTTGCTCCGTAATCTCCTCGGTCCATACACCCGGGGCGGTCTCCTTCGTCACGGCATAGCCGATCACGCCATAAAACTTCGCCATTTTGAATTTCCCTCCGATCTGCCGGTATTAGACGTTGCTATCCGTCTGAGAAGAGCTGTCGCCGGAGGAAGCCTTGGTAACATCCTTTTCCAGTGCGATAGCGGAATATACACGGGTCAGCGCGCCGCTGATGCGGGTCTCGATCAGATACTTCTCCTGGTTGAAGTCGATGTCGAACTGGTTGAAGCGGGTGATCTCGCCGCCCTTGGTCGCGCCGATCTGGTAGTCGTCCATGTTGACGAAGATGCCCAGCAGCTTCTTGGTCTTGGGAGAAACATCCTTGGTGGTGCGGGTGCGGCCCTCGAACTGCTCGGCGGTATAGATGTTGCCGACGTTCAGCGCGGCAGCCAGATCGCTCTTAGAGTCATAGATGCGGCGGCCATTCATATCACGGGCCAGCAGCATAATGTTCAGCAGGTGCGGCGTGCAGTAGAAGTCGGGAGTGCCGTGGCCCTTGTACTGCTCACGGGAATACAGAGCTGCGGTGATAATGGCCTCGGCATAGATGTAGTTGGTGCCGAAGCTTGCGCCAGTGTTGCTGCCCTGAAGCTCGGCCTTGGCGGCGGCAAAGTCCACGTCCGTGTGGATGGTGTAGAGCTCGTCGTCATGCCAGATAGAGCGGATGTGCTCCTCGCTGATCTTGGCCTCATCGCCATCCTCACGGCCGTCGCCGATCATGATAGCGGTGGCGATCTCTTCGTTCAGGTTGGAGCGCATGATGCCGTACTGATACTCAACCACATCGAAATCGGTGATGTCGACGATGTCATCACGGTTCAGCGCATCCTTGCGATACACCGTCTGCGGGTCGGTGGTACGCTTGAGCAGCTTCACGTTGGGGGCGACCGCCTTCTTCTTGGTCTTCTGATAGCCGCTGCCGCGAACGGTCACATCGCGGGCATCTGTCTGGCGGGTGCGGATACGGCTGATGGGGCTCTTATGAGCCTTACTCATCACAACGTCCACCCAGCCCTGATCGCGCAGCAGCACCTCGGGCGCGCCGGGGTAAACGTCCTTGTAATCGGGGAACAGGGTGTCAATGTCGTCGATGCCATGCGCCAGTTCCTTATTTTCCTCGGCATACATGGAAATGGCGTTCTGGAGCGTGCCGACGCTCTTGTTCTTGGCAAGACCGATGATGCTGGCCTGATCGGAATGGCTCAGCTCAAAGGACTGGTTGTTGCCGGTCTGGTCGAAAATGTTCTTCTTCATAGAATTGTCTCCTCCTTCAAGATCGGAATGTTTTGCGGACTTGTCGTCCTCGTTGGTTTTGGCAGCATCTTCGAGAGCCTGTCCCATCAGGGCATAGACCACAGTCTTCTGCTCTTCGGTAAAGGTCTCGAACACATCAGCCAGAGTTTTGTTGTCCTCGGCCTTCTGATCCTCTTTCTTCTCGCCATCAGCAGAAGTATCGTCCTTTTTCTCGTCCTCGGACTTCTTCTTACCGTCGTCGGCGTGATAAAGGCTAATCTCCTCTCCGGTATAAATAATGGCCTCTTCCTCGTTCTCCTGCCCATGACACATGACAGAGTCGATGTAGGCGCCGGGGTTTGCTCCGGCCAGCACAAGACTGACCTCTCTGATCGCGCCGTGCAGAACATTCGCCCCCTGCTGCTTGAGCTGGTTGGCATAAATACTCAGCGCGGATACGTCGCCGTGCTCCACAAGAAGCTTGGCGTTGCGGCCGGATTCCGTTTCGTTGAATGTGCAGTAGGCGTAAACGCCGTCCTCACGGTTCTCCAGCAGCGCATGGCCCAGAACATTCATTGCGTCGTTGTGCTGATGGTTCCATACCAGCGGGACCGTCTGCCCGTCATTGCTCTTGAATGCGTCCTTGCGGATCGTGCGTCCATCGGAGCATTTCAGATCGTTACGGGTAGCCCAGCCACTGAAATCGTACCTCATTTTGAATTTCCTCCTTCAGTTTGGTTGTTGTCGGTCGTTTCTTCAGTCGGCGCTTTCGCGGCTTCACTTCCGTTCGCTTCGCTCACATTTCTGTTCCGTAGCTCGTCTGCCTTGGGGTCTGCGGACGGTTTCAGACCGATGATCTGGCGCATCTCATTGGGCGACAGGATCTCGTTTCTGGTAAATTTGTCCGCAATCTCGGCCAGCTCGGATACCGGGACCAGCTTGAACGGATCTCTAAAGAATGCGATCGACTGGAACTGCGACCGGGCAGTTTTGGTGAGAAACTTTCGTTTCATTTCGTCAGCGATGGCTGATACGAAGGGCTCGATCGTCCGGCTGTAATAGTTCAGCATCGTCTTGTCGTCGGCCGTTCCATCCATGATCTCCTGAGTGATACCCAACTGGCTGTAAAGCATACTCGTCAGGTATTCGATCTGGTGCATCAGGTTATTCTCGACCGAACGGTTCAGTTGCGTGATGCGCTCTGTACCATCGGTATAGGCGATCCCGTACTTTGACCCGGACAATTGGTCTTCGATATCCTTACGGCGTTTTTCAGCCTGTTGACGTCTTGCGTCGGTCTTGATGACATAGGGGAGCTGGATAATCAGGTCCAGCTTTCCGCTTCCGCTCTGCTCGTCGATCACATCCAGAAGTGCCAGCTTCCTTGCCAGACGCTGCATGGTTGAGTTCGGCTCGTTCATCACGGCGAACAGTGGGTTTTCTACAATTCCGATCTGGCTTTTCTGGAGCATGATCTCTTCCTTGTTGCCCGTTCGGTCGTTGTAGATACGGACCCGCACATACTGCGGATACCACTCCAGAATCTTACCGGTTCGCATGGTGTTGATCTCGTAGGAGCTGCTTACGGTTGGATCAACCGTAGTGTCCACGGGAACGATCGCCACCACACCCTCGTCCATCATGGACATGGCAATGTCCTGCACAAAGCCTCTTCCGGTCTGATCAAGGTTGGCCTCCAGTGTCAAACACCGGTTTAATCCGGAGTCCATGGCAGAAAGAAAGCGGCCGTTCGCATCCAGCCTCACATGCTGAATGGAAATAGCCGCGACATCCATGGCAATTCGGTTGTAAACACTGGTGATGATGGAGCGCTCGTTTCCCCTCGTCAGTCTCGGCCGATCCGGACGGTAGGAATAGCTTGCGCCGTAATCCGCAGTGCGGTAGGTAGGCGACCGGTTCATGAAGGCATTCCAGGCATGTTTCAGCCGGCTGCCAAACGATTCATCCATTGCTTCACCACCTCTTGTAAAATGGATTTTGTCGTAAAACAAAAAAAATCCCGCAGGTCGGTTAAGACCTACGGGAAAAGACTGGGTTATTATTTGCTGCTCTCTTTCAGTATCTTGCTGCCAAGCTCCTCGGTGATTTCAACACCCGGATGCTTTTTCGCATAGTCCATAATCGGGGCGGCCAAGCCATCATCCATCATGGGGCTGCAAATCAGCATCTTCTTAGTCTTCCGAACGCTAAGGACAATACCGACCAAGCTGGCTGCAAGTCCGGCATAGGGAATATACCGAAGAAAATTCCGGTTCATAGCAATGCCTCCTTATTTGTAATAATTATCGAGAATTTGATCGTATGACAGATTTGTTTCGGGGTGCTGCTTGCGGTATTTCTGTACGATCTTGTCGTTCTCCTGCCCGTGAAGGGCTTTCTGTCCAACGGCAACCAGCCCGGCAGAACCGGCAATTCCAGCAGCAGAAGGCGCCAGCGATTTTACGGTAATGTCCATAATTCCTTTGGAATAAGCCTTCTGAATTTCTTCATGACCGACTTCCCGAACGCTGTTCACCGCAGCTTTAGATGCCGCATTAAAAGCAATCATCGGTTTGGAACTCATATAGCCGCTGTATTTCTTGTCGTTTACATCCATGATAGCATCATATCCGAGAGATTTCAACTTATTGTAAAACCCGGAATTAACGGCAGAAGAAGTTGGTAGATTGTGGTCCACCAGCGTCAAATTCAGCGCATTATAGACCTTTCCGTCGATCTTGCCTTTTGACAGGGATTTCAGACCTTCGCGGACAACACGATTTTGCTTATCGGAAGCATAGCGTCCAACGGAGTCAGACAGATGTTGCTCTAAAGTCTTCCGATACGAAGCATCCTGACTCACCAAATCGGACAGAGCTTTTGTTGCAGACTTTTCGGACGCCACTTTCATGGCCTGGTTTACTCCGATTTTGGTTTCATAAACCTTTCGCCCGCTGTTCTCGATCTGCATACCGTAAAGGCCGCGATACTTGGTATTATCCCCCTTTGTCATAGAGAAATAGAATGCATCCGAAACGCCCTTATTGCTGTTGCCTGACATATTCTGCAACTCGGTTCCAGCTTTGATAAACTTATCGACTGTCTTATCGTAATGCTTATATGCAACATAAGCAGTTGCGGCGGCAATCGTTACACCGGCGGTAGCGGCAATAATCTTCTCGGTCCTAACGCGCTTATAGGCTGCAACAGCGGCTTCCTCTTCTGACATTCCTTTCGACCGATACTCCTCTTCAAGCTTTAACCGATGCTTAGACTTCTCCTTGGTTTCTGCATTCAGCTTTTCCTTGACTTTTTCAGAGCTCAGTTTTTCTTTGGCCCAGTCGACTCGATTGGTCGCCTTCAGCAAATCATTTGTTGCCTTTTCGTTATAGACCGTTCCGCCAAGAGTCGCCTTGTTGTATGCGGCTGCGGCGGCTGCCTTTTGCTTCTTTGCCTGCTCGACATTAGCTGTTGCTCCGTCGATATCTGTGTCATATCGCTTCCTGCCCGCGGAAGTCAAGCTGCCGTCCTTGTTCTGATAACGGCGAACGCCCCACTTCATGCCGAGAATTCCATGGTGAGAAAGTTGGTTCACACAGTACCCCCCCCAACAATTTAGTGATTATTCAAATGCGTCCCGGTTTGCCTTGAATGCAATATAGGCATCCATCATTGCGGCCACCGAGTCGATCTTTTCCTCATGCCGCTGCTTGAGCAGCTTGCGGTTTCCGTTGGTATCCTCCATGGCGATGCAGTTTCCCATGGCAAAGGTCATCAGCTCCTGGTCAAAGAGCAACATCCGCTCCTCCGCCAGCTTCTTCAGTTCGCCCAGAGGGACTGACTCCGTCTTAGCGCCCTGAATGACTTTTTCAATCCCAAACGGGCCGTTTTCCTGCGCCCACCGCTCGATGAATTCCTTGGCATTATAAGGGTCGTATCCGATGCAGCGCACATCGAATTGATTCTCCTCGATAAACCGGTCAAGGTCGTCGTAGACATCCATCATGTCAAGCACCGTTCCATCCAGCACGATTAAACTGCCTTCGTGCATGAAATCGTCGTACTTGCTCCGCAGAGCCAGCGGAAGCTGCATCAGCGTCAACGAGGAAATGTAGTTGATGGTCTTCACGCCAAAGCTTCCGCCGCGAAGCGGAAACAAAAAGGTGAACGCGCAGAAGTCGTCGCCTCTGGAAAGGTCGCATCCGATCGCGCACGGCATTCCGTAGAACCGCTGTATCCGATGCGGCAGGGTTTCCTCATAGGTGAAGTAGTAAGTATAGCCCTCCATCGGAAGACCAAAGCGCTTGGCAAGAATGTCGTTTCTCGCCGCAGGCGCCTTTTCCGCTCGCTCTACATCCAACTGATAAACCTCATAACTTACGGTCTTTCCGATGTTCGGATTGGCCTTGAGCCACATATCAGGGTCGCCGACTTCATCAATGGAGTCCAGCTTGTACCACCAGATAGACACATGCGGGTTGTTGTACTCGCCCTTGAGAATGTCCATCAGCTCCATTTTGATGGTGTCGCCCGGCCCGTTTCGTACTGTACCCTCCGAACTGACCGCAATGATGAGGTAATCGTCATTCTTGGATGCGCCCTGCTCCAAAGCGCCGATTACATCCTCCCGCACATCGCCGGACAGCCATTCATCCACAGTGTTGATACGGCTGTTCAAGCCTTGCAGCTTGTCGATAGACATTGGACGGATCTCAACAAGAGAGCCGTTGAAGAAATTCTCGATGCCCTTCTTGGTCGAAGCCAGCTTGACCCGCTCGGCGCGATTGCCGGTGGTGTTCTGGATAGAGCCTTCCGTCAGGAATTGAAACAGCGGACCTCTCGACCGCAGAATGCTTGTCCGCATCGGCGCGAGGACTTCCTCGGCCTGCCGCATCGTCGGCGAA